AGGGGGCGGCGGCAATGGCGAAGTTTAACGTTGTCGGGCTTGACGACGTACAAGAAGCAATGCTTCGGCAAGACGCGATCGTTGAAGAAGCCGTGCCGGAAATGCTCAAAGCGGGCGGCGCAGTAATGCAGAAGGCACAGCAAGAAGAGATCAAGACAAGGTTCAACAGCAGACGAAGCACGGGGGCGCTTCTTGCGTCCATCAAAGTATCCGCCGTGAAAGAGATCGACGGCGGAAAACGGGTTGAAATCTATCCGAACGGAAAGGACAAGCACGGAGTACGCAACGCGGAAAAAGGCTTCGTCCTTAATTACGGGCGTTCAAATATGCCCGCGCGCCCGTGGTTCACGGCGGCGAATGAAAAGGCGGCGGACGACGTTGTTTCGGAAATGCGCCGCGTATGGGAGGAAAAGCAAAATGAAGAACGTTGACAGCTTGTTAAAAGCGGAGCTTGAAAAGCTGGGCGTTCCCGTCGAACGCCTTAAATACGGCGGGAAGGCGGCTTGCTTTATCGTCTATCAGCTTGTCGTGGGGCGCGACACGTTCTTTTCAGACGATGAAGAGGGCGCGCAGGAATTCACGTATCAAGTACACGTCTATTCAAAAACGGATTACATCGACATTCTTCAACGCTTGAAAACAGCATTGAAGGCGGCGGGGTTCTACGCGATCACGATAGACGCGGAAACATACGAACAGGACACGGGATATTACCACGTTCCCGTTGATATCAAGTATATGGAGGTATGACACATGGCAACAATCGGCTTGCGCGATCTTTACCGCGCACCCATCACGATCGGCACGTCCGGCGCGGAGGAATACGGAACGCCCGTGCGTATGGCGAAAGCTATTTCGGCGGAGCTTTCCGTTGAAGTCGCCGAAGCGATCCTTTACGCCGACGACGGCGCGGACGAAGTTGTAAAAGAATTCGTATCCGGAGAAATCACGCTGAACGTGAACGATCTTCTTCCGGCTGATCTTGCCGCCCTGCTTGGACAGAAGCAGGACACGGACAAGGTTGTTTACGGTTCTGACAGCGACGAAGCGCCCTATACCGCAATCGGCTTCCGCGCGAAGAAGGCGGGCGGAACGTACAAGTACATTTGGCTTTACAAGGTCAAATTCGCGATCCCCGATGAAAACTACACCACGAAGGGCGACAGTATCGAATTTACTACGCCGGAGATCGTCGGACAGTTTATCAAGCGTTCCGACGGATTGTGGAAGGCTGAACACGTCGCAGAGCCTACGAACAGCGTGGCGACGGCTTGGTTCACTTCCGTTCGTGAGCCTAACAACGCGGGCGGTTAATCGAATATCGAAAGGAGGAACGGCGGGAAGTCTGAAAAGGCTTCCCGCCTTATTCTGCTATGAGCGCAATTAAAGACGGACGTTTCCCGATCATGCTGGACAAGGAAAGACACCTTCTTTTCAGTCTGAACGCGATCGACGAAATGCAAGACAAATTCGGCGGCTTCGATCGCCTTGATACCGTGCTTTCCGGCAAGGACAGCATTAAAAATCTTCGCTGGCTTCTGACCGTGCTTTTGAATGAGGGCGCGGCGGACGACGAAGAACCGCTTACCGAAAAACAGGTGGGCAAGCTCATTCATACGGGCAATTTCGCCGACGTGAAAGCGGCGATCTTCAAATCCTTTTCTATGGGCAACAACGGAACGCCCGAACCGCCCGAACGGGACGAAGAGGAAGAGGACGACGAAGAGGGCATCGAAAAAAACGCAACAGCGGGCAAGGAATAATCGACCTTGCCCGCCTTCTTTATATCGGCGTAACGCTTCTTCGCTGGAGCGAAGCCGAAGTATGGCGCATGACACCGTATAAAATTTTGACGCTTTTCAAAATTCATCGTGAATTCAATCCGGATCGTTTCAAGCCCGTTCCGAAAGAAGTTGATATTGACGACGTGCTGGGAGGGATATAAATGGCGAAAGAAGAGCAGATCAAAACATCAATCGACCTTACAGGCGAAAAAGAGTATCGCGCCGCTTGCACTAACATAAATTCTTCCCTTCGCGAAATCGGATCGGAAATGAAGCTGACGACGGCGGAATTTGCCGACAACGCAGACAGCGTGGAAGCGCTGACCGCGAAACAGAAGCTATTACAAAAGCAGTTCGACGAACAGGCGAAGAAAGCAGAAGCGGCGGAAAAGGCATTGAAGAAAATGCGCGATAACGGTATCGAACCGACAAATCCCGCATATCAGAAAATGCAAACAAATCTGAACAACACCAAAGCCGACATGGTGAAAATTCAAAAGGAAATCGACGACACTTCTAAAAAGCTGAAAAGCTCAAAGGTGGATTGGGAGAGCGTCGGCGAAACCGTCGGCAAAGCAGGAAAGGCGATCGGCGCAGCTTGCGCGGCTATGGGTGCGGCGATTGCGGCGGCGGGTGCGGCATTCTTCGGGCTTGCCGAAGAAACACGCGAAGCCCGCGAAAACATGGGTAAACTTGAAACCAGCTTCACGACGGCGGGACATTCGGCAGAGGACGCGAAGAACACCTATACAGAGTTGTACGGCGTTCTTGGCGACGACGGACAGGCAACGGAAGCCGCCGCCCACCTTGCGAAGCTGACTACGAACGAAAAAGAGCTTTCGGACTGGACAAACATTTGCACGGGCGTTTACGCGACCTTCGGCGACAGCTTGCCGATTGAAGGCTTGACCGAAGCCGCGAACGAAACGGCAAAGACGGGATCAATCACGGGCAATCTTGCCGACGCGCTGAATTGGGCAGGCGTTTCCGAAGATGATTTTCAAGCCAGCCTTGACGCTTGCACATCGGAGCAGGAGCGGCAAGCCCTTATAACGTCCACGTTGAACGGGCTTTATTCAGAAGCGGCGGACAAGTACAGAGAGGTAAACGGCGACATTATCGACGCGCAGAAGGCAACAGCAAATCTGAACAGCGCTATGGCGGCGCTGGGCGCGATTGCTGAACCGATCATTACAAAGCTGAAACAGCTTGCGGCGGAGCTTTTGCAGGAAATAACGCCGTTCGTCGAGCTTATCGGAAAAGGCTTGACGGGTGCGCTTTCCGGTGCAGAGAGCGCGGCGGAGGACTTCACAGACGGCTTGCTGGGTATGGTTACGTTCGCGATCGAAAAGCTAACGGAAATGTTACCGACCTTCCTTGAATTCGCGGTGAAGATGATCGCGAATATCGCTACGGGCATAGCTCAATCGTTGCCGACGCTTGTTCCTTCGCTGGTTCAGCTTGTAACGGACATCGTGCAAGTTCTGATCGACAATATCCCGTTGCTGATCGACGCGGCTTTACAGCTTGTAACAGGGCTGGCGGAAGGCATTATAAACGCGATCCCCGTTCTTGTTGCGGCGCTTCCGCAGTTGATAACCAGCTTGATCGACGGTTTGCTTTCCGCAATCCCGCAGATCATTCAAGCGGGTATCGACCTTCTGACGGCGTTAATTACCGCCCTTCCGGAGATCATCACAACGATTGTTGAAGCGATCCCGCAGATCATTGAAGGCATTATCACGGCGCTTACGGAGAACATACCGCTTATCATTCAAGCGGGCATTGATCTTCTTGTCGCGCTCATACAGGCATTGCCGCAGATTATAACGACGATCGTTCAAGCGATCCCGCAAATCATAAGCGGAATTGTAAACGCGCTGATCGGCAACATCGACCAAATCATTATGGCGGGCGTTCAGCTTTTCGTGGCGCTCATTCAGAATTTGCCGACGATCATAGTTGAAATCGTGAAGGCAGTTCCGCAGATTGTTTCCGGCATTGTGCAAGCGTTCACGTCGCTGGGCGGCGAAATGATAAACGCGGGCGCAAACCTTCTTCACGGCTTGTGGGAAGGTATCAGCGGGGCGGCTTCGTGGTTGTGGGAAAAGGTATCCGGCTGGGCTTCGTCCCTTGTTTCGGGTATTAAGGACTTCTTCGGCATTCATTCCCCGTCAACGGTATTCGCTGAAATCGGCGGCAACATGGCGGACGGCGTGGGCGTAGGCTTCACCGACAACATGGGCGGCGTTGAAGGCGATATGACCGCCGCAATGGGCGGAGCGGGCGCGCTGACGGCGGCGGAAGCAGTAAACGCCGTGAACAACGGCATTATTGCGAACATTGAAGGCTTGTCCGGAGCGGTGAGCGCGATCGTCGAGCGGGTTATTACCGGACTGACGGCGCAAGCCCAGCGTTTCAATCAAGCCGGACAGGACTTCGACAAAAACATAGCTTCCGGCATGGTGGCGGGTATCGTGCAGATCACGCAGAAAGTACCGCAGATCGCGCAAAGCATTCGCTTTGCGATAACGTGCTTGAACCGATTTTGACACGATCGTTCATTCGCGATAACTACGCGTCGCAGGTGGGGAAAGGTACGCATTACGGGTTAGACAGGCTTCAAGAGTTCATGCGGAGGTTTTACAGGAAGAACGGAATTGACGGCTGGATACTGAAAGGCGATATTTCAAAGTATTTCTATTCGATCCGGCACGACGTTTTGAAAACCTTAATCCGCGAGAAGATAACCGATCCGGACGTTTTGTGGCTTGTCGATCTTATCATCGACAGCACCGAAGGCAACGTCGGAATACCGATCGGCAATCAAACTTCACAGCTTTTCGCCCTTCTCTACCTTGACGGGCTGGATCACTTCGTAAAGGAAAAGCTGGGTATCAAATATTACGGGCGCTATATGGACGACTTCTTTTTGATCCATCACGACAAAGCATATTTGCAGGAGTGCCGGAAGCAGATTGAAGCGTTCGTACAGGCGCGCGGGCTTTCGCTGAATGCGAAAACGAATATCTTTCCCTTGAAACACGGCGTTGATTTCTTGGGCTTTCATACATACTTGACCGAAAGCGGCGCGGTGATCCGCAAGGTGCGCCGCAGGAGCAAGAACAATATGAAGCGGAAGTTGAAGAAATTAGCCGCCCTTCACGCGGCGGGACGGATCGACGCAAAGACCGTTGAACAATCCTATCAAAGCTGGAGAGGACACGCCGAAAAGGGAAACAGCTATCACTTGATCCGGCGGACGGATCAGTATTACAACAGCTTAATGAAATCAAAGGAGGCGGCACAATGTCAAAAACATTAGGCAGTTTGTCGGTGGGCGCGAAGATTGAAGTTCCGGTTCTTTCGGCGTATCAATCGCGCTTCGGATCAAAGATCGTTTTCAAGATCGCCGACAAGAACCACAGCGGCTACCCGTCGAATTCCGTAACGCTGATTACGGAAAAGATCATTCAGAACATGGCTTCCGACGCGAAAGAGCCGAGCAACAGCAACAGCGACCGCAAGAATTACGGAAATAACCGACATATCTATTCAAACCTTCTGCAATGGCTGAACAGTAACGCGGCGGCGGGCGCATGGTACAGCGCAAAGCACAGCGCGGATCAAGCGCCGACGACGAAGAACACGCACGTAACGTATAATCCGTACACTTCGTGGGCGGGCTTCCTTGCAATGCTTGATCCGAAGTTTGTTGCGGAGCTTATGGAAACAACGCTGACCGTTGTTAAATCTTCGACCGACGGCGGCAGTTACGAAACCTTCAAGGCGAAAATGTTTCTTGCGTCCACCACCGAAGTGGGGCTTGCGAATGAAAACAATATCGCGGAAGGATCGCTTCTTGCGCTATTCAGCAACGACGCTTCCCGCGTCGCTTATCCTACGGCGCAATGCGTGAACAACGCCGACGGTTACACGAACAGCGGCTTTGCAACGTCAAAGGGCTGGTATTGGTGGCTACGAACGCCTCATTCGTCGAGCGCCTACTTCGTCCGCTACGTCTATTCGGTCGGCTCTTTGAACTACATCAGCGCGTGCGGCGGCTTCGGTGGCGTTCGCCCGCTTTGTAATCTTAAATCTTCTATCTTGGTATCTGACAGCCCGAACAGCGACGGAAATTATACGGTAATCTACAATTCCGCGCCTTCCGCGCCGCCCAGCATTACCGCGCCCGCAACGTGTTACAGCGGGCAGAACATCAACATTTCTTGCGCGGCGGCGACCGATCCGGACGGCGACGCGCTGACCTATTGTTTCGAGCGCTCATACAACAGCGGCGCGTGGACACAGGTTCAAGCGTCCGCAAGCAGGACGTTCACGGAAGCGGTATCGACCGCGTGGAACACGTTAAAATACCGCGTCCGCGCAAAGGACAGCTACGGCAATTATTCCGCATACACCACAAGCGGAGATATTGCCGTAATCCATAACCAGCCGCCCGTGATTTCCGGCAGTAATGCCGATCTTGGGATCAAGCGCGCCGATTTCACCTATCAATACAGCGTAACCGATCCGGACGGCGACACGGTGAACGTTGTTGAAAAGATCGACGGAAAGACAATCGCGACGAAGAACGCGATCACGCTGGGCGCGACGCAGACGCTTTCCGTTTCCGGAAACACCTTCACGGCGCTTACGAACGCAAAGCACACGATCACGATTACGGCGACCGACAGCGCGGGGAATAGCGCCGTCCGGACGCTGACGTTCACGAAGTCGATTGCGGGCTTCGTTATCACGCTTTCCGCGCCGCTGGAAGCCAACAGCCAGCCGACACGCGCGAATATCAAGGTAACGCGAGATATTCCGGCGGGCGGCACGTTCAAGGTTGAAGTTACGAATAATCCGTTTGACGCTTCCCCCGTTTGGGAGGATTGCACGAACGCGGTTGTTCAAGGCGTTGCACACGTTTTCACAAATAAGATCAACACGGCGGCACAGTACGGAATGAATATCCGCGTAACCGTCCAGCGCGGCGACGCGCTGACCGCTTGCTGGGTATCGGGG